GCTTTTTTGGTACTTACTTTTCCACTCATAAATATGTTTATCTCTTCCCCTTCAATTGTTAGCCTGAAGTGATAATTGTCTACATTAATTAACTTAAAGCTAAATTCAATGTTTGAACATATTAGCTAATATAGCTTCACCCTAACTAAAGATAAGTTGCGATCATACAACCTCTTTTTCTCAGCGTTTTTACTGTAAAAAATAGTTTCAGCATGAAGTAGTGTATGCAACAATTCTCTATTAAATTCAACTAATTGCATATACTCTTCTCTACAAGTTTCAGCATACATAGAGACAATTTTGTAATGATGTTTTTTAGGAACATATTTTCTAAATACCCATTCTTTAATAAATTTAATCATAAACTACCATAATACCTCATCTTCATTAAGATTATCTATACTTAAGTCTAAATCACCATGACATCCTAGATGAATGTCTAAACATTCCTCTTTCTCAATCAAACCCCATTTAACTAAGTGACATATAAAAGAGTTTTTTTCGCTTGCATTTCCCCATATATCTGAGCCATATTCTCTATAATTTTTATTTCTTAAAATATAGTCCTCTTTCAGTTTATCTATGTCAAAATCTTTTTTACATCTATAAAGACCAACATTATGTAAATCATCATATGAGTCAGCATTAAATAAAATTAACTTACCTTTTTCGATATAATTTGTTTTAGATTTCATCTGCAATATCTCTTATTTGACGTAATGAAGTTTCTTGTACTAATTTACCGTTTTCATACACAACTTCCAACAGCCCTTCACTTTCCTCTTTAACAGTGCAGTTATCGTTAACTTTAATATTGTCACCACTTCTATAAACTTTTAATAATCCTTTTAGAGATTTTTTGCCATTATCGGTCTTAGGGTCTTTGTAGATAGCTTCCCATTTATTGTTCTTGTAAACAGCAGTTGCTTTAACAGCGGTGCCATGGGTATCTCTAGTTACATATTGATACGTATAAGAACCTATGCCTAACACTATGTTTGAACTAGCAAATCCTTTTCTTTCTAACTTATCCAATATCTGCTCTTGTCTTTCTAATGTTATACTATCACCGTATATGGCACCGATTTTGTCATTTAAAACCTTATAGCCTTTTGAGTTTATGGTTCCGCCAAAAATATCCCACAAGCACTCAATTAAACCTTTATCCTCTGGCATTTCTCTTAAAGGTGATTTACCACAAATAATATCTACTGGGTCTCCTGAGTCAGGACGTATAACAACTTTACCATCGCGAGCCATTATATCTTTTTTTAACTGAGGTAAAAACTCATTAACTACTTTCCAAAAATCCCAAGTATCACTAACAATACTTAAAACCCCCACTGGAGATACTTCGTTCATTAGATATTTAAAAAACTCAATTTCCCCTTCATTCTGCCAAGAACATGTTACCGAGTGTTCTGTCGCATTAACTGAACACCCTATAAGTTCTTTTGATGAGTCTGCGTTGTAATAATCTTCAGCAAATCTTACTGCGGGTATTGTGTCAGTACCGACAAATCCTGAACATAAATGAGCGAACCCAGACATAGCAGCTGCTTCTAACCCAAACATTCCCCTAAAACTGAAATCGTGCCCTTGAAACTTAACGTGGTCATCGTTATCACATGTTTTTTGTGAGTATTCCATAAACTTATCATAATACGCTTTTGCCGTTGTAGCTGAGGTTGAAATCGCCCATATATAAGAAGACAATACTGTTTCTACCATGTTTGTAAGCCATTGGAAACCTTCGACAGTATTAACTATCGTAAAGCAAGGTACTTGATATGGAACTAAGGTACCTTCTGGTAATGCTTTTATTTTTAACGGCAGATAACCTAAATCGTACAAGTTACTTAAATAATCAACATTTACGTCATGCCCTAGCATATTCGATAGTAATTCTTTATGGTTTTTCATGGCTACATCTTTTGATACTTTGAAAAAAGTTTCATTCCATGTTTTAATTAAATATTCTTTGATGAAATATTGTAATCCAAGAAATACAACACCTTTAGAATCCTTTATGTTAGAAAGTTTACTGCTTCTATTTGTGTAATTTGAATAGACTTTTTTAACATCTGGGTGATATGCATGCACATGAAATTCTTTGTATACATCTTTTTGTAACGTGGCTTGTATCATTTTCATAATTTTATTACCTCTATATATTTATTTGATTCACCTGAATAATAACTATCTGTCGTATAAATTTTATCAATATATGGTTTTAGTGCGTCTAAACCTTTCGTAAATATTCCGTGAGTCACAACTAACTCCACCGATTTAGCGTCATATAATTCTTTAGTCTTAGCCAACTTAGCTAGTTCTATGAACGTTCTTCCACCATCACAAATATCATCTATTATAACTACATTCTTATTTGTAACATTACCGTGTATAGTAACTCTTGAAATTTCTCCTGTTTTTAAATCACGATGTTTGAACCCAGTGGCTACTGAGTTTTTTGCATTAAACTTTAAAGCTAGTTCATTTACTTCTTTGTACGCACCGACATCTGGTGACAGGACTATAGTGTCCGTTGAACCTACTTTTTCTGACAGTAAGTCAAAAAATATTCTGTTTTTACCTATAGTTTTAGCGTTATTTATCAATAATGGAGCTACATTGCTATGAGGGTCATATATGTTAACTTCGTCAAAATTCATTGAGTTGACCATACCGGCAACGACATTTAAACTAAAACATTCTCCAGCCGAGCAAACTCTGTCTTGACGCATATACGGTAAGTATATTAAGTCTAAAATATATTCAAACTTACATGGTGAGGCAGAACCTAATGCATCTTTAATCAACATTAGCTCAAATAAATCTTTCTCGTCTTTTAACCTTGCTCTGAAATGTATCATTTTGAGTTCTGTTATTATTTTTTGATCTTTTATTTCTATTTTTATTTCACCAGATGGGAATTTTACTTTATTGTATTCTATGTTATAAGTTTTTATTAAATCTTTATTTATATATGGTATTGCCGTCAATTCAATTGTTTTCATAATTATTCACCCTTGTTATATTTTCTATTAACAATTCTTAGCATAGCTCTCCCATCTCCACATACCCACTTCACCACAACCCCCCATCTCACACTCTCTGACCACACTCATTATTTCCTCTTCATCATACTTATCGCATATATGCTCCATTAACACCTCCCCCACACTCTCTCTCACTCTCTTGTCAACATTATCGCACAATATGACTTCTTTTATAGCCTCATTCATTTTTTTGTAGTTTAGGTTATAATTTCTGTCATAGAATTGAACTGTTGTTTTTTCGATCACTTCTTGTATCAACCATTTATCTTGATCTTTCCACACCATATTTTCCTTTTGTTTTCTTGTTATGTTCATTATACCCTATCAACAACACTTGTCAACAGTTAATTCCATTTTTTATTAAACTTTTTATTTTAATTGCTGATACAGAAATTTATAAGCAGCATTGCTAATGCTTTCTTTTACCATCTGCTTTCTATCTTCCCATTCTTTCAACTCGCGCTCATCAATTCTATTGATCAAAGCCACTGCTTTGCTTATATTGACTTTTTTAGCCCTCATCATAGTGGCAAGCCTGTTGCTTTTATGGCGAGGATATAAAGCACGTGACAAGTCAAACAAGCTAGCATATACTTTGCCTTTGTATTTAACACTATAATCATTTTTACCCAATCTACCATTCATCAATATTAATCTTTCAATATCATTTATTTTGCGATAGTTGATAACAAAAGTAGAGTAAGATGGATAGCTGTCATTTTTAAATTTATCGTATACATCACGTAAGCTTGAGTATTCAACACCCATTATTTTTATCATGTCAAAATCCTTTTTATTTTTCTGTATGTATAGCACAAACAATAGCAATCATGTCACCGCATTCAATCCTTAGATTTTTGTCACACACATACATTTTTATTTCACTATTCATCAAGCTAATCGCATCGTTGATATAGCTAGCATCAAAATACATGCCCCCAACAATAGCGATTCTTTTATGATCTAGCCATTCATATTCAATATGACAACTTTCTAAACGCCAAGGCAATTCAAGTAGTTTTTTATGATCCGGATATTTGACTGCAAATTGCACATACCCCATATATCCTTTATCTATATTTGCATCTTTAAGAATATGCATCCTATGGCCATCACTTGCAACCAAATCGCAACCATCGCTATGAATATGCTTCAAGAAAAAACGCACAGTTTGTTTGGCTTTAGCTAATCCAACCCATTCAATTGCTGTTTTTGGCTGCACCTGTGTAGGTTGCAAGTATTTAATAGCATGCATCAATGCAATATCTTTATCTTTTCCAGTTACTAATGCATCAATGCAAATATTGATCACATCTTGTTTTTTATTCTTATTTATCTCTTCAAAACTTTTCATAATACAACATTTTAAAATTTAATAAGGATTTTTAATAACATCTGCTGCATGGTTTAGCATCGTAATGCAAGATAGCAAGATAACTACAGCAACACCCATACAAATCCAAAAAACTTTATTATTCTTCATAAAACAAACACCATAATAATTACACCCCACACTACTGCACCAATAATCCAACCTATTGCACGATATTTCAATGCATCATCATCAACCTTATATTTATAAGGTTTCTTCACTTTCTAAAACCTCGTTCCATTCTTTAAAAAAGCAACTAATGCTAATCAAAAACATTATAAAAAATATTATGTAAATCATTCTCAATGCTCCATTTTATTTGTTTTATAAATTTATTGTTATATCCTCATCAGCCTCATAATATCGTCCTTCATATACAATCATCGAACCTTTTCTTTTCATCACACCACAAACAATAGCATTTAAACGCGATACTGTTGTATTTGTAGCCCAATTACAGCAATTCATCGTCAAAGTTCTTTGACCAAAATTACTAACGTGCATCGTAGCAATGCAGTTATCATGCAAAAATAATTTTACCCAAATACAATTTTCTTCAATTTCCACTTTAATTTCAGTGTTGCCACTCTTCATTTTAACAGCATCAAAAAAACAATCTTTAACTAATTGATTAATCTTTCTCATTTTATTTGTTCTCCATTTTGTAATTATTTAAGTAAATGTGTATTTATTCTTTTTTGATCAGTTTTAGATATATTAATTTGGTTATCATATTTTACTGGTAGAAAACCAAAAAAAATAAATAAATTCACAATCTTATTATCTTTGTTAAGTATTATATAGCGTCTACTACTATTAGGTTGTTGACCGCTAATGTATGCTAATATTTTCCCACCTGATAACTTTATACAGTGTATGTTTTCAATATGCATTTTATTTACTCCATCTCTAAATTGTCTAACTTTTCTACTAACTCAGATATTCTTGCTTCGCTTGGTCTCATATCCAACTCATCAATAGCAGATTGCAACTCTTCAATTTTTTTAATTTTCAACTCTTCGTATTTCTCTTCAACATCAGCACGTAAAGCCCAAAATGCATATGCTTGCTTTAACTCGTCTAAATCATCAGTGGCATAGATTAAACCACAATCCACGCCGTAATCTGCATTACTACTATGATCAATTACATAATCATGGTGCATGTTGTAAATAATATATTCGCAGCTATCAACAATTTCGTCTAATGTTTCATAATAACCATCCATAACGTTGCTCAAAACTTCTTCAGCTAGCATCTTGACTGTTGCAGTGTATTCTTCATAAGTCATTTTTTTATTTCCTCTTGTTTGTTATCTGTGATCAGTATACAACACCCAATTTATTAGTCAACACTTTTTTTAAACTTTTTTAAATTTAAATAAAACTTGGCATAAATTGTATTTTATTGTTGACATCAATAAAATTTATGTTATTACGTGCGTACGTTCAAATAATAGTCATTATGATATTAATGTAGTCATGCCCAATTTTGGGTGTGAGTTTCAGTGGTTTGGGGCTACCCTCTCTCTCAGATTTTTTTTATTTTCATCGTTTTCAAAGCACTATCGTTAAACAGCCCATAAATCACCTTCACGAGGACTTTTATTTAAACGTGATACATTTTATGTTTTTCAAAAGAAAACTCAATGTACCCCATTCAAAAGCTCATTAATGACTATTTATTTAAAAACTCAATGACTATTATGCTGCAAATTGATAAAACAAACATGCTGCAATTTTGGTTGTGTCATAGATAAAAAATTTTTTCATCACTTTTCACACGTAAAAGCGTTATGCAAAATGATATATTATATATACACTAGACAAATGTATAAAAAATGATCAACCAAGAGGGAGGAATAGGTAATATATGTATAATAATAATACACATGAAGAATATATATAATATAAAAAAAAAAAAAATTATACATACCCCTATATGTGATAGAAAGTGAAAATAGCTTTGACACTGTTAGCTTCAACATGCGTCGACCATGACACACTTTAGCAGACCATTAGCAAACATTAGATCAATGTGACATAGGCAGTTAAAAAGTGTCAAGTTTTGTCAAAATGTACAAAATATGACACAAATTGTCATTTGGTGTCATATAGTTGTTAACTTTTTCTTTTTATTTTATATATAATTAGATGTTAAGTGATCACAGTGTGCATCACTAGTTGCCATTTATATATATGAAAAACCACAAAATCTTGACAGTTCCTGACAAAATTGACAAAATGGTCAAAAAAAACCCTTTACGTCATAGTTTGTCAATGATAAGCTAATGGGAGCTAGCTTACTGCTATCTATGTGCTAATATATAACTAACGAGGTGCTAAAATGAACTTTGAAACAAATAAACCAAGAGAAATGTTCCTGATAAATGGAGAAGTAAAATTCAAAAGCAATGTATTTGCTCAGGACATAACGCAAAAGATGAAAGATGAATATCGTGAACTTATTAAAAAAAGAATAGAGTTTGATGGAGAAATAGAAAAGGAAGATGAACACTGCGACTTAGTAGTAAGAGATGATGAAGTCGTTGGGTGGCTTGAACTACACGATAAGAATACAGTAGTAGCACTGTTTGATTCAATAAAAAATGCAACTAAACCTATTACTGAAAAAGACAAAGATTATCTTCAGGATAAACTAGATGAACTGGGGGGAATTTGCAATTTGAGAGACCTTCAAAGAAAATGCGGCAAATGGAGAAAAAAAAGAATGCTTAAAATAATTGAGGAAACTGACGGAATTATCGTCGTTGGTAAAAATGTGAAATTTAGCTTTTTAGGAGAATAGGGTAGTGCACATACAAGCTATAATAAATGATCAAGAAACAAAAGAATGGATTAAAGAGTACAAAAAGAGAGAGGGAGTGAGCAACTATAAAATGATCATCAGTGCAATTGATGCATTGAAAAAAATAAATAACGATGGGGGTGCTGTATACTTAATAGATGGCGTAGTAAAAGAAAAAACAAATAAACGTGCTCTAGATGTTACTGATGAAATAAGAAAAAAATATAATATAAAAGAAATGTTCGAAAGAAAAGGATTGATAGCTGATAAACACCACGACCTCATGGCTAAAGGAAATGTCGCAAAATGGCTGCAAAAACATACTAATGACGAAATAATCGAAATATTCGATAGCATAAGAAATAAAAATGTCGATGCAATCAAAGAAGGTATGAAAGTAGCAGAAGTGGGTGAAATAATAGTAAGGTTGGCTATAAATATGGGGTGGGAAGTCGTTGGGGGAAGGTTAAGACTTGGTGAAGGTTAGGATTGGTGTCGTGTGATTAAGCGGTATAAGCTGAATTGTTAATATAGATTGTGCAAAACTTATTTGAATGTCTGAAATCACCCATAAAGATGTATCTGAATCTGGTATATTTATAATATCTCCAACATCAAGAAAGTTAAATGACTTTATAAATGGCAATGTAATTGTATAAACCTTTGTTTGAGGCAGGTATTTGTAATATTGCTGCAACAATTGTAATTTCATGTACGTTTGAAATGTTTTTGGCAATTGAGTGTCACCAGATTCCTGATCCAAAGAACCTGAATTAAAACTTATATCAACAACATTTGATTCAACATTTTCTTTATTTATTGATGCAAATAAAGTTGTTAAATTAGAAGTTGTTGGAAAGTTAAGTGTTTGTGTTTTCACGCATGTAAATTCATTGTCAGGTTGATCTTTTAGTCTTCCAGTCACCCCTGCAAGTTGATTTGTGAATATAGGTGCGTTTGCATATGTAAGGCTTAGAACATGAGGTATAGTTGAAAAATCTTCATTGTAATATACAGATATAGCTGCTGTTTGTATCGCTTTCCAGTCAACTGTATTAAATGTATCCTTAATTCTATTGTTATAAAGTTGAGTTATATAAACATCACCATTCCTGCGTTGGAATACTAGTCTTGATAACTGAGATGTGAGTTTGTTGAGAACATCTCCTTGAGTGTCGTCAATGTTAATCATAGAGAAGTATTGGGTACCTTTTAGATCATGTTTTATTGGAACATGTTGAAGATAATTACCAGTTTTAATTTGCTGTATAACCTCAGTTGTTATTCTATTTGGTGTTGCAGGTGGTGTTACTCCATATTGCTTCAAAGTTGCAAGGTATGAGTTTTGTCTGATCCTTGATAAAAAAGATGAAACAGTAATTACTATATAGTGACCACCATTATTGTAGCTGTTTTGAATTGAAGATATAAATCCAAAAAACAAATCTGGCGTGTGCACAGTAACATTTGAATTATCATCATGCATTGTTACTTCTACAATATCTCCAACTCTTGAATCTATTTTAATTCTTGTCTCTACTTTTCTATCTTTTATATTATATGGAGTTATAACTAAAGTACATTCAGCACTGCTATAAAGATTACTAGAAACATTAATTTCAGATAAATAATGAGTTGTTATTGATTGGTCTGAATTATTGATTGGTTTAGTAGAATACGCTTCTTTTGGATCAGAAACCGGAACAGATTTACTATTTGCATCTGAATAAAGTTTGTCATAAACAACTCTATTCCATTCATCTAAAGATGAAACTGGCTCCCTTGATGTATCATTTATTATTGTTGTGATATCTCCATCAATAAAAGATTGAATATTTGACAAAGGATTAACTTTTTGCACTTCTGGTGCTCTAGCAATAAGTGCTGGTGTCGTTTGCGATATCTCAGCTTCTTGGGATGAAGACCGTGATACATTTGAAGGTGGATAAACCACGCAATTAACGTAAATTGACATTATTTTGACTCCACTGTAACTGTCATGCCTTTTCTAAGCTTTCTGTGACCAATAAGCAAATTTGAATTTAATTGGAAAAATTCAGATATATCCATGTTAAATCTTGATGCTACTTGCATTGGCAACATATCTTCGTCTAACAGAAAATCTCTTATATTTCCTGATTTGAATACAACATCAACAAGTTGTTCTAAATATGATATGAGTGTTGTGAAGTGATAATATAGATATGAATATAGCTTCGTCATCACACCTGCAACATTTATTAAAATATCTATTTGTGATTTTAATATTGATATATTATTTGGCTTTGCTACTGGTTTAATAATAGTCGTAGTCTCGGTAACAATAGATGTGCCATCAGAGTTCTCTCCAGTTACTTGATACTCTATTTTTGTAACAACACCATCAACTGATGTGCTTTCAGTGTTTTTATAAGCATCTGGATTTACTGTATTAATCGTCTTAACAGTAGATGTTCCTAGACCTCCTTGACCATATCCTTGAACTACTGTTCCTCTATATTGCATACATTGCTCAATCATTTTTTGTGTCTCAAGAACTGTATCATAATCAAGAGGGATGCCTTTTGCATTAAACTGCTGCACAGCACTTGCTAAGTTTGGGCTATCTGCCTGTAAATTTGTTGTTTGAGCTTTATACTTAGTGTCAGATTCTCTTTGCACCTGTATGAACTCATTAGATGATCCTCCAAAGAAAGAATCTGGGAAGTAAGCACTCGGATAAAGCGATTTCAATTGATCACTAATTGTTCCTACACTTCCTATAATAGTTAAAGTATTGATAGCATTATTAACTAAAGTGTTTATGGTAGTTGCAGTTGCAGTGGGTATGATTGGAACGAAATTGTCAGCAGTTATGAAGGTTATTTCAACTATTGACGCATTGAATGGTGAAGCAGTTGATAGAACTGAAAACTGGTCAACGAAAACTCCATACATTATACCATAAAGAGGGTGGTTTAATGTACCTCCCTGTTCTCCAGTATCTTGTGTTAGAATTTGTTGCAAATATCTTAGCTTATCAAGATATCTATCTCCAGATAATATAGTTGTTACTTTAAATGTAGTTACTTCACTTCCCCAAAATTGAATAAGAGGCTGATTATTTGGGAGTCTATATATCATCAATTGATTTTTAAATTGATCCATTTGCTTTATATATAATGTATCTCCTGACTTATCAAAACTTTTATTAGCGAATGGCAATGAAGAAGGGTCATTTATTGCGCTAGCAAGAGTTTGAGCCAATGGAATGGCGGACAAATCAAGATTTATTCCTGCCGATGATAAGGTACCTTCCATATCCAAGAAGGTTACGACTTGATCTTGTGTATTACCAGATAAACCACTTGAAGATTTAAATTTAGTATTTGTTGGGGTGTAACTACAAGTAGATAAATTCCAACCGTCAATCCCTAGCAAATTTTGTATTTGTTTTATTCCAGATGTTAAGTTTAAGAAGCTCATCATAAAATCCTAATTATAAGTTGTTTGGAAAAGAACTGGCAGGGGTGAATTGCATAATATTATTTTTTAATGTATTCATGGATAATTCTTTTTTAACTTCAGAAACATTTTTAGAAATTCTTTCTTTCTCCGCCCTTTCGTTTATCTCTTTAAGCTCGCTTACTTGCGCCTTAGATGCAACTAGCATTTCATCTAAATTCTTCGCAATTCTGTCTTGCGTATCATCTTTTGATTCTCCAGTTTTTGATGTTCCCATAACTGTGTTGTATAAGTCTGGGCTTATGTCTTTCAATAATCTAGCAGAATCTTTCGTACTTAATCCAAACTGACCAGATAACTGTTTAAGCATTGAGTCTTTGGTCATAGAACCTTTATCTATCCCAGAGAAAACTTGATCCATGCTTTTACCAAAGAACGCTTGGCTTAATGCGTCAGTTGTTAATGCGCTTGAGTATCCTGCGTTTTGATAATTTGAATATGATTGAGCAAGGAGAGGGGAATTTGATGTTCCTAGTCTAGCCATAAGTGCAGTTTGAGGTGCTATATTTTGATTTGCTGATGCAGATGAATACATTAACGATTGAGCTGACTGCATCATAATATCAGCATTAATCCCTTTGTTTTCTGGTCTGTTTACTAAGTTTTGCATGTTAAGTAAGTCAATACCACCTGCTCTACTGGTTGTAATTGATGACCCAATTAATCTTAACATATCTTCTTTTGTTAGTTGAGGCAGACCAAGTGAAGTAGCAAGTGCTGATGTATTGTCAATATTTCCTATCTTTGACATAACATTTGTAAGACCTTGACCTTCTCCCATAATTGGTGAAAGTAAAATTTTCATATTAGCAAAAGCATCTGCGCCAGTAGTTCCCATTAACCCACGTAAACCTTTCATTTGTTCATCAGATATATTAGGATTACGCATAGTGCTTCTAATGAAATTGGAACCTTCTGATGAATCTGATTCAGCTAAAGATGAGATATACGCACCTGCTGAATGACCAAGAGAACCTCCTATAGCCCCACCTGCTATCATTCCTCCTACACCACCAAACGCTCCTATTCCTGCGCCAACAGCTCCCAATATTCCTGTAGTGGCAGTAGTTGCCATATCCATTCTGTTTTGTGCTTCTCTTGAATATTTCTCAGTAGCAGATTGGAAAGGTTTATTAAGTATAGATGCTTGAAAAGAAAGTTGTACAGCACCCAAAGCAGAAGTGTTTGCGACAGCAGCTTCAGTCATTCCTACAATTGATTGGTTTAGCTTATTTACTTTTTGAGAACCTGCATTTATTTCGTCAAGAATTGTTTTTATTTGACGTTGATCACCACCTGCATCTACTATTCTTTGCTTTTCACTTTCCGTTGGAAGTCTTCCTAGTCTCCTTATATCACCAAGGTTTTTCAGCAATTGTTCATTATTCATAACCTCACTAAATGAGCTTAGTGTTTCTGGGTTAGTACCCATCAATCTACCCTTTATCTGCTGGAAAAGCTGCTTGTCTTCAATAGAAGATACATCTCTAATAAATTTTTCTCTTTCTTCTTGGTTATCTTTTCTGAATGTTGGTGAAATTAGATGTTCAAGAACTTTGGTATTTTTTTCTTGATATTCAGACCGTGATAGCGCTTCTTTTTTGGAATTTGATGTTGCTGAGCTAGTGCTTCTTGATAAAGCATTTGAAAGTTCAATGCTGTTTTTGGCAACTGATTCTAATACCATTTCAAGTTTGTCAAATTTATTACTTATTCTATCAAATGAATCATCTGAAAAAGTCTTTTTACTTTCAGATACGTCTGATATTTTTTTATCTGATCCAACTTTATCAATTATTTGTTCTAATCTTGCAATTAGTCTTGGCATCTGGTCTTCAATTCCAGATTTTCCTGATCTTACATCATCAACAGCATCAGACAGGTCTTTAAGTATTTCATCCGGTGTTCTTATATTTTTTCTCATTATTCCTCCAAGAAACAAAGACTTTCTTGCTCATTTTTAAGCATCATTATGGCTATTCTGTAAGAGAAGATGAAAGTATTTTGTCCATGCGTGCATTCTCTTGGATTAATAGATTGAATCCAGTTAAAAGCGCGTTGTAGCTCAAGTCCTTTGACTTGAGTTCTTGCTTTTTTATATATTCAATCAACTGAAGAACGTATGACTCCTCCATTCCTTCAAAATGAGGATTAAATCTTGCCTCTAAACTTTGGTATTCTTTTGCAATTTCAAGTAAAGTTGCCAACGTTAATTGAGAAACATCTGAGTATTTCAATTTAGCTGCGGCATTATATCTAAAGAAAGTTGATCCAAACTTCATGGGAGGGGTTGTAATCATCATTAGCTTGATTTTTAACTCCTCAATAGCTTTTATTTCTTCTCTTTTGTTGTCATCTATTTTTGAATATGGATAATATTCTAGAACTGTGCTTACAAATGATTTAACGGCAGCTTCTTCTGATATTGTAAGCAATCTAATTGGCAGAAACACATCTTCTGTTATTTGTATTTCATAAAACTCATCAGAACCTTTTTTTAATGCATTTACGATATCTGATACATTTTCGTCACCACGCATCACCGCATCCCACTGCTCTTTTGCAGGATGTTTTTTATCGTTTGTTGATTTTTTTGATAATTCTTCAATTAATGACATATATTATTCCTTTTTATTTCACTAAGTAAATTATAAGTAAAATCATTAAGATAGTCAAAGCCATTGTTAGTGGTTGGAAACGAATTTATAATGGCTTTGGCTCCGAGGGCACAAAAGGAAAATAACAAGAAGAAACGCCCTCGGCATTATCAATAATAGTTTATTTAAATTTATTTGTCAACTATTATGATCCCCCAGAAACAGATAATTTACCAACTAAAAATGAAAAAGTCTGGGATGCTACGCTTCCTTCTCTAGCAGTGAAATTACCAGTTTCTGGTGCAAGATCACTCATTGTATAAGTGTTTCCTGAGAAATCAAGAGCGTCATTGTTGGCACTTGGTCTGTTAAGAGTTGCAATTATTTGCGTTCCATCTCCTATAGCAATATCATTAATATCAACAGCAAATTCATTTAATACTGAGATTGGAATGTCAATACTAACTGTCCATGATATTTGCTGTTGAGTAGCACCAGCAGCAGTTGCACTGTTAGAAATAGTGTAGACAATATTAGATGATGCCCTAGCTTGGTTTAAAGACCAAGAACTTATGAAGGGAATCTCAACGTCTGCTATTTTAATCTTGATGAAAGATGAAAACGCTGTAAATGGTTGAACCGCCATATTTTATTCTCCTGTTGTATGTTATGCTGTCAAAATATTAAATTGTTGCAAAAGTGGCACGAAGTTCTTTGCGGTTACACTTTGATCAATTTGATAAACAATGCTAGAAGGATATAATGGCTTACTAGCAATTATGTTGTTTATGTTGTTGGTATTCAATCTGGCTGTGTATTCAGAGATATACAACTTAGGATCAACAGCAACCATTCCTTCATTAAAAAGCTGAGTATCAACTGCTACTGCAATATCTCTAACTTCTTTAAGAACTGGTGAGTTACCTGATCTGTCTACTGTAAATCTATCATTCATAACACCAGACGTTGACAATCTGTTATAAATTCTTGTCAAAGATAAATAGAATATTCTAAAATCTTGATAATCAAGCATGAAGTCACGGGCAATCTGAGTAACTGAATCTTCAAGTAATGCACTCACAATCCTGCTTTGGTAGACAACGCTTGTGCTTAGGTTTGATCTAATTGGACTCCATCCAAGCTGCAATATAGTAGATGCGTTGTCTTCTGTAATATAGTTATCTGTAGAAGGAACAGGCATCGTTGCTAACTTCTCACCTTGACGACCATAAAAAGGCTGCTTCATACCAACCATATGAGTAGCCATTGACGCACCGACCATTCCTGCTGAAACAACGGTATTATCACTAGGAAAGTAGAAATTAGTTGAGTTTTGAAATGCTGTGTTATCGAGATCGTCTGCCAGAGTACCTGAAACTTTGGTAATTGATGAGAAAATACCCCAATTGTCTCCATACACAGGTCTTCCAGTATTGATTCTTGTTTCTAAAAACGTTTTTAACTCACCAAAGTACCCTCCGGAAACATCTTTATCACCTTTTGCATATTCATATGGGCACACAAACGCATCAATAGGTGTTTCTTGTAGTGATATTTGAGACAGAAGATTCTTAGGTGTTACATCAGTGTTCTGCCAAGGATTGGTAGTAGCTGTACTGGTATCATCTAAAATACCAATTGTTACATTTATTGGCTCCAAATCATATCTATCCAAACTAGCCAAATAACCCTCGTATTCCATGCCTAAAGTTATCAACATAGCACCAATCTCATCAGTGTTTGTCAAGTCAAGTGTTGAGCTTGAAGCAAATTTGTAATCGATTCCTAGGGTAGTGCAAATTGCAACTGCAGATGACTTTGATGTAATCTGACCTACTACTAATGGAGTGTATTTATCACCAGAAGATACCTTAGTATTTCCTGATTTTATATGCCCTGCTAAGAATACATTTCTTGATACACCTTGGAATGGACTTGGTTGAATGAATCCTTTTACCTTGATGTATGGATTGAGTTGTTGTGACGTTTGTATTGCCATTTTTCATTCCTTATTTTATTGTTTTAAAATCTATACTGCACCCAACAAACCTCGCCAACAGAGCCTTCTGTTAACTTGATTTCCCGCTGCCCCTGAACCTGCTGTCTAAGCAATCTACTCTGAACTTGAGGATCAGTTCCATTATACAGCATTATTTCACCAACGACAGAAATTGGCTGATAAGTGCATATAATTCCCACCCCTCCTGTAACAAGATTTGTGATGGATATCTGCTCAGCATATACCCCCATAGATACGTCTGTGCCTGCAAAATCCACACCTATCTCATTTGGCTGTAGTGTATTTGTTTCTATCATTATTCACTCTTCCTAAACTTATCATAGTAATTGTCTGGCGTTGTAACTGTTTCTGTTTGTTCTGGAGAGGTAGTAAATGTATACCTTTTTTGATCTCCAGTAGCATTGAAGTTGAATTTACTAACCCATCTTATATATTCAGGAATCCAGCATGTGCATAGAATATCAAGAACACAAACTCCACTATCTTCATCATACTGACTAACATATTTTTCACCAAACAATGTTATATATGATAGCTCCCTGTTGATATTTCTTACAAAAAATTCGTTACTATAACAAAGTGTTAATATCAATCTTTCTATAATGTTCTGATTAAACTGATAAGCAGCACCCCTGTTTGCAGTGTTTTTATTCCTTACAACTTCTATTCTTACAATTGTTTCTGATCTATACCCTGCCGAACTGCTCTTGATAGTAGTTGGATATATGAAAACTGCAGGGAGAGAAATATCAGGTATGTCTTCTCTTCTATATGTATATATAGAACCATTGAAATCTCTCATGAATGGCTGAACTTTTAAGTAATCAGCAATAATCCTAACGACATTAAAAAATGGTAGTCTTCTTGAATTAACATATTCATTATCAAATATCTCAGTCATAATAACTATCCATTGCTTTTAATACTAACTCATTTACCCAATTATACATATGATCTGTAGGATTTCCATCATTATTAAAAGCAGGATTGTTCTCTGGCAAAAAATGCCTCACTTTATTTTTGTTCTTTATGTACTGATAGCTACTATATTTAAATTCTTGACTAGAATCAATATAATACTCGTTCCATTTGGAAGGCGAATTGATAAAACGTATACCGAGTAAAAAATATGAATATTTTGTATCAATATAGAATTTATTATCTCCTTTGAATTTTACCCACTCATCACTCAATGGAACATCTGATACATAATCATTGATATAATCACGCATCATTGTCTGAACATCGTTCTCTATTTTAAAAGCAATAGATTGATCGATTTCAATAGTATCAGCATATTCTGGAATCATTAGTATTTACCAAAATTTAATATTTGTGTATTGAAACTACTCATTGATCCAGTGCTTATTGTTGGAATTGGGTTTTGTTCTCTTGTCAAATACTTTGATGAAAGTTCCAAGTCTTGAAATGAAGGATAGACTATTCCGCCTGATATATCTTTTTCTAGGGAAAGCAACATGTTCTCATCAAACCTAGATTTCAATTCATGCAAGTAATTTCTAATTTGTATGCTATTACCTTGCTGAGCAAATGCATAGCTAACTATTCTGATACAAGTTGCATCTATGAATAATGATTTTAGATTATATTTAGTCATGTCATTAAAATCATCAAGTGTTACTCCTCCGTTTACTGAAGAAGTCAATGGGATAGAATAAAGAGTTGATAACTTCCTTAGAACAAATGCCTCTGATTCATTTATATAGCTTAAAACGTCATTTTCAGTCATCACAAAACCTCCAGAGTTTGCCCCATACCTAGTGGAGCCTCCTTCGTCAAAGTTTATAATTGACTTAAGAGAAAGTTTTATATCATCAAATGTTATATAAGCCATAAATCACCCTAAGCAGTAGCTCTGCTCCATGCACCAAATCGACTGTTTGTTTTCTTTCTTTCATTATCTGACTCATTTTTCAATGATTCATATTCAGATTTTGTTATCTTAGACATGAAATTTACTATTTTCATTGGTATGCCATAAATTGGATTGCTTCCTTCATATCCTGAAACTGGATTTTCACCTTTATACTCAGCAACACCAATTGCATTTTTATATTGATCTACTGGAGTTAAAGATTTTCTTTCTGTCATAGATTTTATAATTTCTTCTTTATTTTCATATCCATCAAACACTGAATCAGTAACTACCATACCTTCCTTTAAAATTTCACTATTATTTAATGTAATAGTTCCGCGATTTATCTTAAAATATTGCATAATGTATTCCTTTTGAATTAACCTATTATTATATTAACTTAATAACATATTATTTTCAAGATTTCACTGGTTTCTCTATATTTATATAACAAGTATTTTCATCTTCACTTTGAGATAAGCTTATTTTCATGTAGTAAGTTTCAAAAGGAGAAGTTGCTGATTGTGTCAATAGCCATACTTTATTATCATCACCAAATTTTGTAACCAAGTTTCCAGACCAAAATCTATTGTGCCATTCATTTTTTTCAGCATCAAAATATTTTTCCATTCCTATAGGAAATGCGAACATTGTTAACCAGTTATTATAAAGACCTTCTTGTTTTACATTTAGTTTAACTTGATAAAACCAAACCATTTTTTCTGGTGTATAATCCGCATAAGTGCTGCGTGACATTGCTCTAAGATCATCAGTTGTACCGTAATAGAAAAATCCATTAGTTTTTTGATCACCTCTTTCTTTTCCATCAAACCAATAATCAATTTCAAATATTCCTTCATCATTCTTCTTTGGGTTTTTTGTTAATTCTCCACCATTATGCGCTATCAAACTCCCATAAGGAGGGTTGCTATAGTCAACATTCATGCCCACTAGCTCAAGCCCTTCTTCTGCATTGAATTTAATAAATCTTTTAAAATATTGCTTACTCATGATCTTTTCCCCATAAATTAAAAAAAGCCGCTTTAAAGCGGCATTATTATTAATTCTTATAATTAAGAAACATAATTGGCTACTTCAATAATGTACGATGTAGATGCTGCAATTGGGTTTACGAATGCATATCTAGCACCTGCCTCAACAAACCAATAAGGTGTTTCAGCTCTCGGGTCTTGAAAAGAACTTACTACACGCATATATGCTGATCTAGGATTACTGATTCCTAGAGAGCCTGTAGGTAAAGAAGACGCACCATATAACCAAACTGCACGTGGTTCTGGAGTGAACAGCATAGTGCCCATACCTACAGCTTGATAATCAATAATAGGTATCAATAAACCAGTTGGAATTAAATAATCAAGATCACTAATTACTCCATTTGTTACCTCGTTATTAATTCTACCATCATAAACCATGATATCAACATTAGATAGTGCTGGTACGTTTGACTTAATGACATTACCAGCATCGTAATCTCCGCGCTTAGCAGCCATATATGCGACAGCATCAATCGGAGATTGGCTATTTTGTGCATATTTAGTCAGGATTCTAGCAGTCTCAGGATTCATTGCCAAACCTTTTAAATACGGTAAAGTATTTTGAATAATTGTATTAGCAGGATTCGTGTAAAGATCGATTAGATCATTAATTGGATTAATTCCTGTATTATCTGTAACCGCACCTGTAGTAGTATTAATAGTTTGCCAAGGATTAGTTACTGAGAAATTATTAGCTGACAGTCGACCATAAATTAATGTTGTTGCTTGAGTCTTTGCCTCATTTTCATAATATGTATATTCGTTATTTGCAATTGAATGAACAATAACCTCTCGTTGTCGTTGGTACATGTCGATAACTACTTGAGAAATACATCTACGCATGGCTTCTGAAGCATAACTTCCGTCGAGTTTTGTTGTTTCACGTAGCATTGCTAGTTCATCAAGACCTAGACTTGCTTTTGATCCAAAAAAACCTGTTCTTGCTCTCATTGCTCCTCGACCAGTTGTCGGCTTAGATACAACGCTTGATCCGAAAGTTCCACCAAGAGCTTTACCAGCTTGTGCATCAAGAGTTTGGAAATATACTTCTTGAGCATTTTCAAACTTGCCTTTAACAAGAGACATGATTGGGTCTTCTCCCTGAATCATTGTCATTACTTGGTTGTAAACTTCACTAGCAATGGCTGTTGTATATTGACCAAGGACAGTAAAGTTTTTATTGAAATCAGCAGACACAGGGTCGCCCTGATAGCCATGTGATAGCAAAACTGATTTCTCAGAACCATTTTTTAGGTTAGCCATCTCTTTTTCCCAAACTTTATTAAAACCTGCTTCAGCAGCAACATTTAATCTTTGGTTCTCTGATTGTGTATTATAAAATTTCATTCTTTAGCTCCTGTTATGCTGAATATTGACCATCAACTGCAAATAACTTCATTACTGCTTGACCTTGGAATGCAAACTCATCATAAACAGATGATCCAACAGTTGTAAGAGCCAAGAACTTAGCGAGAGTAAAGTTTGATACTGTCGTTCCATTAGACTCAGTAACTCCTACAAAGTTCAATGGAGACACTCTAATTGCTCCTTGAACGATAACTCTTACTTCTTCCGCATCCTTTGCTACATCATAAGCACAAAAACCTGCAAACTTTTTATCAGCGGCTTCTGCTGTCCATGTAAATGGAACCACATTGCCACCTGCATCACGAGCCAATAGATCACCTGCTTTAAAGGATTTAGTGTTGTCTTTATACATTGTAGGTGCAAACCAAGGCTCTATATTTGAAGCAATCAAGCTAGGTACATCTGAGTAAGAATTTAAAAATACGCTTTGTGCTGACATCTTTGTTCTCCTATTTTAGCGTTTCTATTCTGTCAAAAAGACTTTGAACTTTAGCGCCAACTCTGCGTGCTACGTCTCTATCTTTAATACCTTGAATTTCATTATCAAGTGAATTTAAGTCACTTTCGATTTCATTTGCAAAAGATTTCATTGCTGACAACTCAATTTTTGCTTCCTCAGAGTAATCTTCTGTAACTTCTTCTGATTGTGATTCATCTTTGATTTCTTCTTCTTGCTCTTCATCTTGAACATGTTCACTAAGAAGAACTGCAATTCCATCTAAATCTTTTGATTTCACACACGCCTTAATTTGACTAAGAACACCTTGAAAAGCAGTTACTACGTCTGCTGATAATTTATCCTTAGACTCAGAAAGGTGCTCATCTGAATTTTCGCCATTCAGAATTTTCTTCACATCTTCTTTGTTAATTTTCATTGTTTTTCCTCTTTTTTATTAACGAGCATGTAGCAACTAACTTTTTACAGTTTGTTGTGGCTTGAAATTAACTCCTCTATGAAGCTTGAGGGGGGCAACCTTAGAGAAGATAGCTTCAAGTTCTTTTGGACTTACGCTTTGGCAACTATCTAATAAATAGTCAACGTCTTTCCTTATTAGTTTGTTCTTTTTCACTTGAGATAAAAGAACTGATCTTATTTCGTTCTTTTTATCAATTAATTCATTAGCAATTTTTATTCTGTTATTTGATTTTTCACTATAAACATTTCTCATGGACTCAAGACGAGAAACCTTATCTTCTATATCAAATATTGATTCAATAAGAGGGGTGGCACTAAAAGTGTATTCACCTTTTTCTTTGCTCAACAAAACAGCTTTTTTTAAAGCAGGATTAGATGTTAACGTTAATTCTTTTAAATAAGGCTTATCATTCTTATCAAAGTATATACCTGCGCTTAGACCTGAAAGCATATTTTTTTCTATTCTTGAAATAATCTCAGGCTCGCTTAGAAGAACTTCACACATTAGAGCAGTTCTGCTTGATCCATCAATTTCAACATTAACAATATTCATTGGTGAGTTAATTCTTCCAACTACTTCATCAACTTTGTAATTATGCTCCATTATTACTTTTGGAAATCTCTTTCCCAACCCAAGTATTCCTCGGTGATCTCTATTGAACCTATCACCAATATCCTTTATAAAGTCATGTGTAAGCATAACTTTTGTATGAGAGGAATCAACCACTGGATAATCTTGAGAATAAATAACAAGTGCTTGTGCAGTTGCAACACCATCAGCAATTTTCTTTAGAGTCTTTACTTCTGTTGGTTGGAATATTTTTCTGCTCATTTTCTATTCCTTATAAATAGTTATACTAATCATACTATAGTTGCTCACCAGAAGCAAATGGAACGCCATTATTCTTGACAAATTCGCCTTTTTGTTGATCTCTTATATTTGTTTTATTAATAGACTCATCTTCAAGAAGATTATTGATTGGTAAATCTTCTTTCTTTTCAATTTTTGACAATCCCATAGACTCCCTGAAGCAATTTACATCTTCTAAGCTATGTGGATTTAAAAGACCAGAGTTTCTTCCAGTTTCAAAAAGTTTAGCTTTTTCAAGTTTTTCAGATTCTCTAATTTGAGGTATGAACTTCCCAAAATCTTCATCAATAATTTTTTTGGTAAAGTTGTTATTTATTATTGGTTTAACAACCTGTTTGAATAATGATTCTTTGTATGTTTCAGTGTATAGCTTCAACATATCTACATATGTTTCTTTTTGTATTGTTCCGCTTGAATAGCTACCACCATCTCCAAGCAATATTTCTTGAGGAAAACCTAACGAACGCACCATCATTTTGTCACAATAATTAACAAAATCCAAAAAAACATTTATGTTTGAGCTATCAAGTTTAATTGCGTCAATTTCATAAGCGTCTCCTTTACGACCTGGCAAATATATCGCTCCACCTATAGAAAGAGAATCAGCGTTGTTCTTTAATTCTTCCAACTGATCTGGATTCTTTATCATGTCTTTTTGGTAATACATAGCCATTGTAGGTACACCATTCCTGCTAAGTGCAGTCATGAACATTTGGAGAGCTAAATTTTTAAGCTCGAAATATTTATATGCCCTTCGCATTGGACTGGTTCCATATGGATTGAAAGTATTATCATATCCTACATAGAACAAATCCTCTTTATCAACCATGATAAATGGAAGCATATTTGGTATAAGATTTCTTATTGCAAAAACAGATTCAGGAGCGTCAAATGACTGACCTTGAAATATTCCATATTGACTAGCAACTAAATTCGGCTGCAAAGCTGCATTCATACAACCATATTCGTCAATCATGAACTCTATATTAGTAGGTGGAGCGAATGTTATTCTATCTATATAATTATAACCATCACTATTCACTCCCCAACTTTTTTCTCCCACAGAGAATCCGTATATTAAGAAATCAAGACCTCTGTAGTGAAATGTTGTGTTTCCCAACTTATCAATAGTGTTATTTATTATTTTATTTATTGTTTTATCTTGATGATAATAATCACCAAGATTGCTTATAATTAAAGATTTACCCACTTGAAGGATTGCACCTAGAGTGGAGTCAAGTGATGCTTCGTACATTTGAGTTAGACTTATCTTAGATGGTGGAGTAACGTATTGCCCGAGCATTCCCATAAGTCTTGGAACAGAACTAAAACCATTAGTTATTTCTTCATTTGACAAGTCATCTATTTTTTTTTCTTTTTTGCCAAGAGAACCAAATAATCCATTTTCTGAATATGCATCATTAGGGTTTTTATATGATGACAAGTCTGTCTTATTTCTACTAGATACAAGAGTATTATTAATTTTTTTTATCACATCAGGATCAGAAAGAACTCCCGAAACAAGATTTGCTCCATAATTTCCTAAATTGTCTTCTGACATATAATCACCTTCTTAATACTGATAATAATATTAACATATCAATTATTCTTACTCAATTGCTTGTTGTATTCTATTATGTAATCTCTTAAATAATCTATCTTCAAGGCATTAGAATAATTGCTTGATTTCAATAAAAAATTATTATACATCAAATTGTCAATAATAAAATTTCCTGATACGTCATATATTTTAACAAGATCAGGGCGAGATGGTTTTAGAATCGATTGAGGTATGCTTATTGTTGTGTACATCTTTACTGGGTAAGTCGTGCAACTGGTCAAGGTAAGAATTACGAACAAAGCCGGCATTTTTTGATATATAATCTTCATATTCCTTCCTGTATGAATTTGTAGCTTTATCTATCTCTTTATTAATTTTTTGATAGTTAACTAAATTGTAATCTTCCATATGTCTAGCCATCTGATTATTGTGCTTAACATTTATTTCATAACTCTCAGCAAGACATGAGTTTTTCCCCCATTCATAAGAAACATATACTATAAAAATCATCATTACTATGAGAATTGGAATAACAAGTAATTTGTATAGTGAACTAATAGTCATTTATTATCCTTAACTTACTACGTATTGATTTCTTATATTATGATTATAAAATTTGTGAAGATTTATTTTTCTTTTAGCCATTAATTAAAACCCTAAATTTTTATTTAAATTATCAATTTTTTTTTTAATTTCAAATTTTTTCAAAAGTTACCAAACATGAGGTTACTGCTCATAGCCTTAATTATTTTAATTAAACCCCGCTGTAAATAAACACATTACCACCAAACAAAGTTGGTTGCATAACGCTAAATGCTGTACCTGAGCCAGTAACGCCAGAAGTACCTGAAAACGTAGGGATATCTACAGTATGAGTATGCTCTGGAGCTGTGCTTGTCGTGCGTGTTTCAAAAGAATCATATTCCCAAACTGTTCTGAGGTTACTAAGATCACCATACGGGGCTTTTTGTTGGTATGTCCTCTGATCATAAGTATGGTTATGTGATCCATCAGAACTAGACGTAACACTTGGGTGATCATGGTCTATAGTATGGTTATGCGAAGGGATATTTGAGATAGATAAGCTTACGTTTTCCGCCCCCAAAGTCTGCCCCAAAGGATGTGAACCATTAATGGCACCAAAAGCTCTACCTCTAAAATTTGGTAAATTGAATGTTGTAGAACCGTCCCCAACCCCAAATGATGTTCCGATCTCGTTAAATAAAGCTAAATAAGTAGTTCTTGATACCTCAGAACCATTACATAGTAACCAACCTCCGTGATCCGAACTTTTAGCACTTTGTTTGTAATCTCCTGTGAATATTTTGTCAGAAGGGTTTGTTGCTTGTATATCATCTACCATAGCCACCGTGATGCTTGCATCTGGCGTGTCAGTATTTATAATGAGTGCGTCGCCAGATTGGACGTTAATATTTCCGTCAGAAAGTGTTAATACCCCACTACTAAGAACCACGAATAAATCACCGACTTTATACTCAGAGGAACCATCCGCATAAGCATTCCCTGTTGAATTTGTTGTTAAATCACATGGCATACTTAAAGTACCGCGATACGTAACTCCCCCAGCTAACTGATTAGCTATATAAGCCACAATTGATTGCTGCGTTGGTAGTCTAACATTTGAATCCGATACCATGTTATCTTCATCAATAACAATTGATGCTGTCAAAAATGCATTGGGATTTTGATCTATTATATCTTGCGGTTTAGCTTTTGCGATGATAGATCCTGAATCTTTAGGTATAAAAGGCATATGTGTCCTTAAGCCGAAGCATCTATTGTTAACTTTCCTTTTGAATTAGGATTGTCAATCCTAACCCAAAGATTTTCAGTAGCTTGAGAAAATCCTATTTCATCATTATATGGGATGCTTTTACCAACTTCATTGGCTGCAGGTTGTGATGATGCTTCAAATGTATATAAAGTTTGTTTACTTGGATTTCCAATAACATAACTACTTCCATTACTAAGTGATGCCAGTGTTGTAACATCTGACCATTCGCTAGTTACGTTTAAAACCAATGTTGTCATAATATCTCCTAGTATAATCCCTTGAGTAAATAAGTTGCTGTAAAATCTATATATGTTGTAAGAGCATGCCAAACTATTTTTCCAGAAGTGTTTGTTACTGAAACGCTGTTTCCTTCTGTATAATATTGCACTCCGCTCCTCAATCCAACTTGCTGTGCAAACTGATCTGTTAATGTTGCTGAGAAATTGTTATCATCCTCAAATCTGACATCCATTGCAAAAGACTTAGGTAAGTTATTCGGCATAAGAATTGTTGAGCTTAATGTCTGATTATTATTCACTTGAATTAAAGGTATATCAGATAGATATACGTAGTTTCTGTAGTGTGTAAACTTAGGTGGTGTAGCTGTAGATGTGCTTCTGAAAGAAAAAATCCTTTGCTGCACATAATTAGTTGGGAGAGATGGATTTCCTGTAACAACATTATACATATTTACTGTGATGTCTGATATAACATTGTTAATATAGCTATATTGCAAAAACAGATGATAGTCAGTGTTCGCCGTCATTACTGGCAACGTAAATGGGATAAAAGGTATTAAAGTTGTTCCAGCTCCTATCTGATTGAAGTAAATTTCAAATGCAGTAAGTGAGTTCTGAAACACCCTTATCTCCCACTCGCTATTATCTGTTAGCCCAGTAACTAAACTAACAGGCGCTACAGTATCTTGACTAAGATTAGACACTTTAGAATAATAATCGTGGTTTTGAACTTTAGTAAATAATGGTAATGATGACTGTGAATTGCTAAAAGGTATAATATCAAAATCTGTTCCATTAACATTCTTCACCATAAATGCATCCAAGCTTACTAACTCACTTCCTGATGAAGTAGTGTATTCTAATGTTATATCCTGATCAGTCCTTACATGATATGTATAATTTACTGGAGAACCTGAACCTGTAGAAAACGTTGATGCACCATCAAACCATGCTGAGCCATTATCTTTTTTTTCAAGTAATATTGTTATTATTTCTGTTGATCCAATGGCAATAGTTTTTGAAATTGATCCAATTTGAACATATATGCCATCTAACTGCTGAGCAGAACCATCTATAGGATCGTTTAAAAAAGCACTTGGAGCGGCTATCTCAACATCATTAAATGTGAAATCATTATTATTATTCAGTGTTACTGAACCAATTCCTAATAAAACACCAGTTCTACCCCAACTTTGTGAATTAAAAGCAGCTTCAAATGACTCGTTGACAGTCTCAGTTGTCAACATCTCTTTGTCTCTAATTATTCTAAATTTTCTACTTGTATTAGGCATGTTTTATCTCAGTAAATTTCCTATTTAAATTTTAAACCATTAATTCAATGTAGTCAAACAACTAAACTAAAAGAAATGATGAGAATATTGCAGTTGTTTGAACTCCATCATCAGCTGTAAATGTGATGCTTATTTTCACTAGATTTCCACTTTTCAAAGGAATTATTTTTAAATTATTTTTTATTCTTCCGTTATTAATCATAGGCTGAAGCGCATCCCTAACCCATGCTGATATCTGACCAACTGATATATTTCTACTGTTTAACAATAGATAAAGGTCACTGCCATACGTTCTATCAAATATATAACTACCACGTCTTGAACGAAGTCTTTCCATAACTTCTGACAATATATCATTATTAGACAAAACCATATTGAATTTTTCGTTTAGTTGCAAGTAGCCGCTGCCATCATAAAGTGGCGCTGTATTTTTTTCCATATTTCACCCCTATATGTCTTTTATTAGATTAGTTCCGTCTTGAATATATGTCTGGGATTGCTCGTTGTAGGCATCTCCTTTTAAAAGAACAGGATATGATGAACTCTGACTTGTAAAATAATCAATTGGCGGCGATGCAGACGCCGTATTAGCTGCATTTGAAGTAGCTGTATCATTTCCGCCTTGTATATTTGGCACTGTGTGCGTATGCGTTTTAAACGAGTTGCTAAGGGCATTAAGTTGACTAGAAACAGTCTTTAAGTATAGAAATATTGATCTAAGTATTGCTTGAGTATTTTCTGCACTTGTTGCATGAGTTTTGAAACCATCTTCTCTATATACTTCGACACCTCCCATTTTCACGCACAAAGAATAACTGTCAGAGAATATTGCACACTCCCCTGCTATAAGATCACTAAGACCCTCAACAATTCTATTGTCTAAATATCCTATACTGATGTTGTTCAATAAATACTGAGGTGTTCCTTTTTTTGGAAATCCAAGAAAACCGTAAGGATTCATAGTTTGTGATTGAGGAATTTTTGGAATGCTTATATATTCAGAATCAGGCATTGCAGGTACGCTAAAAGAATTTCCTTGAAAGCCAACAACATTTCCAATCTTAAAAGACTGTACTCCAACCCATAAACTGTAATTATAAAAATCAGCCATTGTTGTTCACCACTCCTATATTTATAGAATCCATTAATGGACTTGTTCTTTTTATAGACGCAAAAGAATTAAATGAGTATGACTCAACATAGTCAGGATAGTCTGGATATAATGAGAATGGTGTAAGAAAATCCCCTGAAAACTCTAATAATGCTTTCCTTGTTTTTTTACGCACTTCAACCTCTTGTGCAGATGTCAAATTCTCTCCATTTGAGGTAGTAATATAAACAACAATATTGTTTATTACTTGTGTAAATGGTGAATTAAGTTGCATAACAGCAGTTACTGTTGAATAATTTCTTAGTGAACTAGAAGCAAGATCAACGCTTGGAATATTTATTTCATTAATAACTGGATTTGATGCAGCGGTGTCAAAGTCATTAACTATGTTTGCAACTGATAAATTTACACCATAAGGAACAACATTTTCAACAAATATAGTCTCAGCTTCAGCATAGGAATAAACTTCAAGCGCTCTCTGCAAATAATCCGTCAACATTCCATCAGTTTTTCTTCTGCTTATATTTAATAATATTCTTTGGAGTAATGCAGAATCTGTTTCGTCACCAGTTCCTCCAGTTATCGTTTCTGATTCAGATGCCAACCCTATTGAGTTTTCCATGTTAATACCTGCATTAATATTAAACTCTGCACCTATTCCGGATGATACAACTGGCACATTAACATTTTGTGCATCTATAATTGTATCTTCCGTTGAAGTATACTGAAGCGTTACTACTGAAAACACTGTTCCTGCAGGTATTGTGAAAGGGAGATTCGCTCCGGTTGTATTAATTTTAGCAAAACCAGTTGCAAATTTTCCTGTTTTTCTGGGAACTATACCTAATCCATTAGCCCAATACTCAAGCATAATTCCACTTGCATTCTCAGGTATGTTTCCGTCTGATACTTGCTGATTCCAGTCAAGAATCTCTTTGCCAACAGCACTAGATGCGAATGCAGTAACATCCCAGTATGTTCCAACCGAAGATGTGTCTATTTGTGAATTAAATGATTTCAAAGCGTTCTTGTATTGAACAGCTAAACCTTGTACAGTATAAGTGCTTGTTGCCATTTACTTTCCTTTGTTTATAAATACATGTTTATATTGTGTCTTGATTTGTTCATATACTCTAGTTTGAACTGCTTTATCACTTTTATGTTCAGGTAGGTTCTTTTGGTTAGGATATTCCTTAGACCACTTCTCAGCAATCTCAGGATAATTAGCCCACATGTAACGTCTTTGAGATTCAGATTGAAATGGCATAGTTAATCCCTCTTGTCTTTTCTAGCTAGAACTAGACTTACTAACGCTGAAACAGATTGATCTGTTCTAGTGTTTTGTCCATATATCGTAAGTGTAGGAAATCCGGTATTTACTGAAATACCTGAACTCAATGGTTCAGCTGTACCATAGGTGGTAGCCTGAACATTGTATATTCCTATGAACTCTTCTCCAAATATCGGGGTTAGGAAAGAGGATAGATTTATAGCTATAGATTCCGTATCTACAACATTGGTCAAGTTAGGAAAAGTAAAAATGAAATAAACTTTTGAAACTAGAGGGGTTTCATAGTGTATGGACAATAAACCTATTGGTAGTGAAATGTTCCCAGTCTTATTAGAAACGGCTGCAATATTAGTAGAACTTAGAAAAGTAACTTCACCTTGGTTAACTCCTGAAATTTGGAATTGGTTAGAACCTTGGTTTTTAGATATTGTTAAATAGGTGTTAATAGAGTTATGTATGAATGTAACTTTACTATTTTTAGCTATATTATTTCTTAACAGTAGATCAGTGCCGTTAGGTATTATTTCGCAAAAACTACCTTGATCTAACACTAAGACCTGAACGTATATTTCCCAAGTAGCAGAAACACTAGCTGCTGCAGGAAGTGTTATACTAGAAACTCCCCCTCCAGATGATTGTAAAGTAATAACCCTTTTGTCATCAAGCTGAGAAGCTACGTAATTTCCAGAAGTATGTGTAATAGGTTCTGGTGTGACAAAATACGCTTTAGCTTTACCTCCGCTAGCTGACCATTCTATATGTTCACTATTTTCAAACTTGTCTACTAATCCACTCCCACTAACATCAACCGTGCTAGTATTGTCATTAACACTTTCACTAATTGTAATAGCGCTACTACCAGCTTTTATATTTTTTTGATAAACAGCCCAAGTTGAGTTTCCACCTATAACGGGGCTAACTCCTGTGTTTGAAATTAATGACTTATACACAATTCCATTTAAATTAACTAAATCACCAACAGCATAAGGCGTGGCATTATCCCATAAAGAAATTCCATGCTGTAATATGTGGTTTATTTTTTTTTGCTGCTCATTGTGAACCCAGTTCATAGTTCCATGAGGAGGCTTCTGACCAAGAGTCCACCCTTGATCAATCGTTGGCTGTGAAGGAGATGTTATATTTCCAGAACTCGCCCATGTTTGTAAAAGTGTACCATTAGGACTAACTTGTGCCGTCATTTAATTACCCCCTATTTAACCAGTTTTGGAATTTAAGTCTTACGTTTAGATAAATGCTATCATTCGTACGTGCTGTAGTAGGACATTGTACAGCTACTTCAATTTGGTTAGTTTGATTAGGTGCAGTGCCAAATGTAGAAACTAATGATACTGCTGTAGTAATAGCTGTAAACTTCCTATTATTACCAAAGTTAGCATTATACATAACAGGTTGACAACTGAACTCACGAATAATACTAGCTGTAGTGTATTTATTTGTAACATCGTTCAAAGGTGATAAGTCTATTACATGTGCCTTAGCATAATACCCACTATAATTAGTCCAAGTTGAATCTCCAACTAATCCTATGATCAAATTGAAATTTAATTCAGCCCATCTATCGTCAGCTTTTTCAACTAATATTATATCAGTAATACCAGAATCAGCTGTAGGCTTATCTATATTAGTATACGTACAATTAGCAGCCCATTGATTGTGTAAAATACCTGCTAAGAACCAAGATGATAAGTTTTCACGCTTTAATAACCTTACTATTGTATTTGGACTTCTTATAGTGTAACCAGTATTAGAATTGTAAATTCCTGAAGCCCTTTGTAAAGTATCACCACTTTGCAATACTAACTTAACCGAGGTTAGTTGATCTGGATATGAAGAATACCCTGCGTCAAATACGTAAATGTCTACATACCAACCTACAGGAACACTACTAAAATCGGGTAATGTAATATTAGCTTGAACACTGTCTGCATTAGCAAATACCATCTTACCATGATCTGCGGCAGTAATAGTTAGATTCTTTCGGTTAGCGTCTAAAAGAGGTACACCATATTCAGCTTTCAGTTTACCTGCAGCTTCTGACCAAGTGACATTATTAGTGTTTTGAAACTTATTTATCAAGTTAGACGAAGGCAAAGTTATATCAACTTCATTTTTAATCGAATCAACAAAGATATCTACGCTTGTATCACTTGATACATAAGTAGGAGATGTTGGAGACCAATCTGTGCTAGATGCACTTGGAACTGAATTATTATTAGTAGTCAATGATATATAATGTACACCACTATAATTAACGATATCCCCTGAATCATAAGTTGTTGTTGAGTTCCACAGCGCAATTCCATGTTTAAGGATATGATTTATTTTCTGTTCTTGAATGTTATGTATCCAGTTAATGAAGTATGGATTTGGTTTTTCTAAATTAACCCAACCAAGATCAATCTTTCCAGATGTTGGAATATCCACTGTTGATGCTGAGTTTCCCCAAACATTAAGAAGTGAACTGTCACCAATTGTAAAATCAGGCATTATATTCTCCTAAAATTATAAATTTATTGTATTATAAAAATATGCCTTCGTCAAAGCCAAGACCAACTCCACCTTCAAAGGTAAAGAATATATCGTCTGTTGCTATTTTCATAAGGAAATTTTTACCGTTATATCTTATTGCAATCTTTTGAATATTTTTACTAAAGGAACTTAACCATATAAGATATTCTTGTTCATCAATTAAAAGCCTATTATAAGGAGGAAGTATAAATTCAAAATTAAGTTCACTTATATCTATGTTACTTTTATCATATATTACTTCATTGCTTAGAGGCATTCCCTGAATATCTTTCCAAGTGGTTAATTCTGTAGATATCTCTCCTGATCCACCATCATACCAAACACCATCATTAAAACCTTTTCCTTCAGTGGTTCCTTGATCAACGCTCATAATAAAATAATTATTATCTTCTGTAACATGTTGACCAACATATACAACCTTATTTTTGCTAACAAATTTTAAATCATCCGTTTCAACCTTTGCAGCTCCATATTTCAACTCATAGTCACGACCTCCGCTAATATCATACACCCTTATTAAGTTGTATTTCTGTGGAGAGTAATCACTTGAGTATAGAGTCATATTCAGTCCATACTGATTAAAATCAGTATTTGGGTCTGGTATATTCTGTACAATTCCACCTATATACATTGGAGCGACTGGCTCTGGGTCTAACGATCCGCTTAATTGCTGAGTAGTGTTTGATGCTGGGAAACGACTTGACTTTACAGATGCTGTTTTTGGACTTGTTGTTGAATCTTCATCTTCAACAAATACAGTATTGATTGTATCTAAAAATTCAGATATTGAAGAAACTGTTCCGACATTATTAGTCCACACAACAATTTCAGTCTTATTTCCATTGTTATATTCAGATATAGCCAACTGCATAGCAATACCTATAAATTGACTTGAACAATAACTCCACCAATCACGATGGTATCTATCTATAATTGGGGCATTTATTTTTAATGAGTCAGGTACATTATATGCATTATTTACTGCCACAAGTTCAGCAGCTTTAGGATTTATTTTATCCCATTCAAACATTCCTGTGGGGTAATACCTTTCTATGCTATTTACTAAAGAACTATCTTTTATATAATCTATTTCATAAATAACAGGTAGATTTATATTGCCTTGACTAGAAATTACTGGTATTGAAAATAATCCAGTTTTTTTATTTGATGGCAATATTGAAACGGTTAATTTGTCTTGAGATATAGAATACAGTTCTTCATCAAAATCAACTTCAAAAATTTTAACATAAGACAAAGAGGTTGTTGAGTATAGCTGTATATTAATATCATCATTGCTTACTCTCAAACTGTCACCAACAATAATTAAAGCCATACAACCCTCATAACCTACATATTTGATTTACTCTATTCTTATTCAGTGAATTATATCTTGTTTTTAGTCTATTGATAAGAGATTCTCCACTATTTGTTTTTGAATGAAAATTAAACTCTGTTCCGCTGTCATTTCTATTACTCAAATCTAAAGAACTAACATCACTAACTGAAACCTTAAATTTAAACTGCTCATCATACCATCTAATCAGTTGCACTGATATATCAACCAAATCGTCTTTTTCATGCTTGCCTTCTCCTGTAAATGATACAAGCTGAGAAAGCATATCCAATCCCATTCTATTATCTGGCAACATTAACTTACCACTCTGTATAACTGGACTTATTGACAAAAGACGAGCTTTCTTGCTCTCAGTCGCATCAATTGCAATGATCCTGCTATATTTCTTCTCTAAAGTTTCATATACTGCCTGACCATTTGCTTTCAACTCAATAAGAATAGCGCTGTAATCAATATATGTTTTTATTAATGAATCTAACTTATCAACACAATCCATGAAACTTAAACGCTCATATATTAAATCTATTAAATAATACTCTCCTTTTTTTGTTATTCCAAATACACCCAACGCAGCTTTGTCTGAACTTTTCTTATCATTATATGAGGTATCAACAGATATAACTATATCTTCAAAATCAAATGGAATATCATCCTCTGGAATCATTTTTATCCATTCTTTTTTAACTAAACTTATAGAGTCAGATATTGGCTTTTGTTGATATACACTATTCCATGTTACGACATCGTCAGAATATTTCGCATTCAAATATGCAGTGGAACTAACCTCAGCCCATAACATTTGATCATGGTTTTTTCTAAAATCATAAGGAAAATCATCAGTGCTATCATTAAATGCACGGAAACAAATATTGACAACCTCTCTATCAAATTCCCCTTCTATTTCTTTTATTTGATTTACTTTTCTTTCGGTGTGACCAATTACGTCTCCGTTTGACCATCTTGTCTGCACAACGGCAATCAAAGTGTTATTTCTTACACGTGACATAGCAGATGCATCATATTCTTGAGTAATCTTTCTTATGTTTGTTTCTGATCTTGCAACTTCGGCGTTAGGTATTGGATCATCAATCAAAATAAATTGAGCAGGATTTCCAGTAAGTTGCTTTAATGAACCACCGAAAATACGACCTCCGCTAGTAGTTTCCTTAATCTGTGAATTATCTAGTGGCAAAGTTATTCCAGACGCAGCAAACTGCTTTTTCTCTGCAGGAGTTAAATTCTTATTAAAACGTTTACCAAACAATTTAACATAACCAGATGTACTGACCAAGTGCATGAAATCTTTTCTTAGAACAGATGCAGCGTAATTTGCGTTATATGTTCCAAGTACACCTTTAGATGCAGGATGGTTCCCCAATATCATTGCAGGAAGAGCACCTGAGAACAAACTGGACTTTCCTGACTGCGGAGGACAAGACATCAATAAAAACTTACCAGTCTCTCCCTTACGCCAACTATGAAAAGCACTATCAAGCTCATTTGCCATGACAAAATGAAACCATGCAAATCTATACACATTATCACGCCTAACTGGATCAATCCAATTACCAGTGCTTTCATAGCAGTATTTTGTTAAACCAAAGATTGTCTCTCTGAAGAAGAATCCGTTTATTTCATTTAACTCTTTAGCTAAATCTCTAAATTCTTTAGAAATTTCTATAACCCTATTGGTCATCTCGCTGCATAATATATCGTGGCTAAATATCTCGTTTAACCAGATACGCCTCACATCATCACTGTAGCAATTTAGTTTAACATCAATTTGAAACTTACTTCTATCAAACCATTCTCTAGCCTTTTTAACATCCAAATCAAGACGCTCAAACTCATCAACTAGAGTATCTGTGAAGCATTCAAATGAAGTCGCTGGTGTCTGCATTTATCATCTCATCTTTTGACTTTATTACACTTCCATATTTATTATAAAGTGCATTCATATCTACGGTTAAAGATTCAGCGTGTTGCTTTAATCTGTCGATTGCTTTTTCACTCATTCCATCTAAGTCATCTTTATCCATAAGAACAAGCTCATTGTACCTAGTAATTAATTCACTAATCCTGTGTTCCATACCCATCATAAACGCATCAAACAGCAGTGGTTCATCCTTAATCATTTTCTCAAAAGATGCACGGTTCATCGCCATTCTATGTGGTAATGTATCCCACTTACCACCTTTCTTGGCATAGTCAGCTATAAATCTTTGTACTGATACATTAGCTTCATCCGCTACCCTTGCTTCCCATTCATAAACTTTGGCATTTTTACCATTTCTACCCTTATTAAGCCATTCTAGCACCTGTTTGTGTGTCAGTAGCATGTGTTTGTGTTACCTTTATGATAAACTTATACACATGTTAGTTTTGTTTTTTGTTTTTGTCAATCCTAACCTTCACCAAGTCTTAACCTTCCCCCAACGACTTCCCACCCCATATTTATAGCCAACCTTACTATTATTTCACCCACTTCTGCTACTTTCATACCTTCTTTGATTG